CTGGTGCGGCGGTGGATTACACCATTGCTGTGCGCATGTACTTTGGTGCGTTCTTGGCTGCGATGTTCTCGCACCATACTGAGTCAGGTATGGCGCCTGGTATCAACCACTACACTGAGTGGTCGGAGCTTGCCAATAATATGGTCAAGTTTGGTGGCGAGAAGGTGTTCGGTGGCGATTTCTCCAGGTTTGATGCTTCCGAGCAGCCCTATGTGCATATGCACATTCTTGGGTATATCAACCGCTGGTACAAGTTCAACAACCCAGATTGGTGCAAGGAGGACGAGCAAGTTAGGGATATTCTCTGGCTTGATCTTATCCATTCTAGGCACCTCACTGGCCTTAATGGTCGGATGGAGCATATCGTGCAGTGGAATAAGTCGCTACCGAGTGGACACCCTTTGACGACACCTGTCAACTCCTTGTACTCCCTCATTACTCTCACCGCATGCTATGTGCATTCTCTGCCAAATAAAGATGTGCGTGACATGTGGAACTATGTCTACATATGCACTTTTGGAGATGACAATATCGTTGCCCTTTCAGACACAGTGGCCGAAGTCTTTAATCAGACCACTGTGGCGAAGAAGATGGATGAGCTTTTCGGGCTTGTTTATACTTCTGATAAGAAGGAAGCCGAGCTCATCAAATATGAGTCCATTGAGGACATCACTTTCCTTAAGCGCTCCTTTTCCCGCCAGCCTATAGGAGGCTCCGCTTGGAGTGCACCCTTGGTCAAAGAGAGCTTTCTCTATACCCCCTACTGGTATAAGAACTCACGTGACCAACGTGGCGATCTGTATGAGAACATGACGCACTGTCTTGGTGAGATGTGCTTGCATGAGGAGAGTGTGTGGGAAACATACTTTCCACCAATCGAGGCTTGGGCCACCGAGAACGACTTTAAACTTCCCTTTTACAATAGGGAGACTGCTCGTGCTTGGATTGCGACCCGCGCCGACGTTTGGTATTAGGCGTATATACGGGCTTACCATTCATAAATACCGTGGCAACGGTGTATGGTTAGTTGTCAGGAAAGCCTCACCCTTGGGCATTGTCCCTTACTACTCAGGCTGAGCCAGAGAGATTTGCCACACTTGATGCCAGGTTGTGTTGCCAGCATCTCGTATATAGACACACTAACAATGAACCAGCAATGACAGAGAACTGTGACTCTATAACCAGTTTAGCCATTAATGGCGAGCCTGTACATACAGGTGTTATGTCCTTCATTGATGAAGCGACCGTCTGTGCCGAAACTGAAGAGACGGCCCCAACGGTAAGCTTCCTTCGTGGTGACACGGACGTGCAAGATCTCAAGGAGTATTTTCGCCGTCCACGCTTGATTGCGAATTACACTATGGGTGCAGTGCGCTCTAGTTTGTTTCAGGCGAATGTGAACGTAGGTTTGCTGTTCACCACTT